TAAAAGAGCTAAAGCAAATTGCTGGCGATTTTGCCGTAGAAACAGATGGACTAAAAAATAAAGCAGATATTATTGCCGCATTGGCAGAAGAAGGCGTAACTTGGTCAGTCTATCAAAGCACACTAAAAAACATAGAAGACTCAAAAGAAGAAGCACCAGAAGTTTTACCAAAGTTTGACCCTAACCAAGAGTTAGAAGACGACATGGTTTTGGTTAGAATGACACGTGCAAATTATAGATATGATATTGCAGGACATACGTTTACAAAAGAACATCCTTTTGTCGCTATGAAGCCTGAAAAAGCACAGCAAATTTTTGACAAGGAGGAAGGGTTTAGGTTGGCTACGCCAAGAGAGGTACAGGAGTACTATAACTAAACCTGCTAAATGGCAGAGATATTATTAAATTCACAATCTCCAGTAACGCATCAAATATTCTGGAATGGCGATATAGCAGTTCCAGAAAATGATCCTATCGTAAAAGTTTACGATGTTACAAACGACCCAGCAATAAATCCTCCAATTGCACCAACAACACTTTTAGAAACATTGACGGCGGTGGCGGATGAAACTAATCCTGGGTCTTATACTGTTTATATACCGTTAAACCACACCAATAGAAATAAAACACTGAGATTAAAGTGGGAATATTATATTGGAGAAAAATTTGTATATAAAGAGGATGAGGTTTTTGTAGTAACTCCATATGTGGATTTTAACCATATAGAAGATTTAGGGATTAGCATAGATCCTTCTGATCCAAACTATAAATCATATAAAGAGTTATGTCGTGCAGAAAAGTATGCTAGAAAGCGTATAGAGGAATATACCCATCAAAAGTTTTATTTATATGATGAGTCTTATTCAATAACTGGATACAACTCAGACGTACTCCCCTTGCCAGCAAAAATGTATGATCTTCATGAACTATATGCAAACGATATATTGCTAGTAAATAATATTCAAGGTATTAATAATTGGAACTACAATGTAGAAATTGTTACAACAGGATATGGATTAAGAATAAATCGTGCTGCTATGTTAGACAATACTGTTTATACTGCAAACGGTATGGTTCCTCCCAGCATACATGATTCTAGCGGAGTATTTAGATCAGATACAACTTACGAAGTTAATGGCAGATTTGGTTGGGAAAAGGTTCCCGATAGCGTAGAGCTTGCTGGAATAGAGCTTATGAAAGATTATTTCTCAAATGATATTAACTGGAAGAATAACTACATAAAAAATATGTCTACTTTCGATTGGGATTTTGAGTACAATGTAGATGTATTTAGAGGAACTGGAAATGCTTATGCCGATAAATTACTGGCAGACTACGTATTATCTGGTGCGGCAATAATCTAATGAACACAATCGTAGATGCAGTCTTGTCTATGAAGTTAGATGTTTACAGACAAACAGATGAGCAAGATCCAGATACTGGAGCAATTAAAAAGCAATGGATATTTTACAAAACTTTGCCATGTCACGCAAAGGGAGTAATAAGTAACTCATCATCTACCAGAACAAGCGACAAACAGGTTATGGGAAACAAGTATTATAATGATCAGGTTTTACAAATTAGAACTGCACAAAGACTAACCTTGAGAGAAAAAATAACAAACATTAGAGATGCTAACAACAATTATATATGGACAGAAATAAACTCACCAAATGATACACCAACAGTGTTTGAAATAATGGGCACTACTCCTATAACAGATCCTTTTGGAAAAGTTATTGGATACAATTCATCAGTAAAAAGATCGGAGAATCAGCAAATTGGCTTCTGAAGCAATGGCCCTTCAGGCTGCTAGCGGATTAGTTAATCTAATGGCTGGACAGCCAATTAGCGGTGCAATAAAAGATAGCACTGTAGCTCAGATATCTGCTGCCATATTCTATAAAACAAATGTGCTGGCTAAACTTTCTTCCAATTTAGCATTTCAAAATTCATTCAGTAAAACATTATTTAGGCAGATAGACAAAGACTTTGGAGAATACATAGATGCAAAAGCTAGAACTAATCCAAAATCTTTTCACCATGTTTATGAGTGGGATCAGGCTGGAACAAAAGAAGCAAGACTGTTTAAGTTAAATAAGTTGGTCCAAGATGGATTATCATTTAAATTAAATTATGAGCTGCTAGATTCAAAATCTTTTGTGCCTTCAGAAAATTCAAATCATAAACATGTATTTGTTAAAAAAGCTTTTATTATGGAGCAGGGCAAAACAGTTGTAATTAGTCCCAGAAAATCTGAACGATTAGTTTTTGATGTAAATGGTTATACTGTGTTTATGCCTAAAGGGCAATCAGTTACAGTAAATAAGCCAGGTGGAGCAGCAACTAAAAATTCATTTTTATCTTCTTATAAATATTTTTTTACAGGACAATTAGTCAATATGTCTATTAAAAAGTCTGGCTTTCAAAGACTGTTTAATTCTGCCATGACAAAGGCTCTGACGGTCCCTGTACAGATTAAAACGGTTAAGTATAAGTTCTCACCTAATAGTGTTGCCAGCGAGGCTGATGCGGCCCTTCTAGCGGCTTTTACGGGGGTATCTAATGCCTAACTATAAACTAGACGCAGTGTTTGAACTTAGAAAGTTTTTATGGGAAAAGCTAAAGGCGGCTAATATATTTAATCCTAATGATTATTATAGTGACAATTTAGACGAGACTATTATCCCAATATTGCCAATTCAGCAGGCTCCAGAGATGAATCAATTTTTGAGCGGTAAGAAGCACATAGTCTATGACAAGATAGGGTTATCATACGAGAACAACTGGCTTATTTGCTGTGAGCAAATCTTATTCACAATATATTCTACAGAGGTTATAGATATAGTAGAAATAAGAAACTTCATGACAGACCAATTTAGAAGAATGGATGATTCAGCTAGGGATGTAAATTATTGGGATAAGCTTTCAAACAAGTTTAAATTCCATAGCATATTTATAGCAGACATTTCTCCAACAGCCCCATCCGAGGAGCTACAGGGCTTCTTTGCGGCGGACGTAATATTAGAGGTCAAATATTCAAGGATTACAGACAATAATGGCAGGTTTGCCTAGTTTGCTTTAGACTATCTATTACCCTATAATTAGACATAGAGGAAAGGGCCTAGCCAGCCAAATATATATATATTAATTTCATGAAATAGGAGGATAAAAACTCATGGCACAATCCGTAGGTAATGCTAAAAATATTCTTGTTGGTGCGTCACCGTTGTTCTTATCAAATATTGATATTAACGATGCAGACTACATCACAAACGCAGAACCAGGTTCAGCAATTGCTTCAGGCGCAGGAACAGTAGGCGTCCCAGCATTTGCATCAGGAGTATCGTACACGACTACTCTAAATGGCGTTGATCAGGAAGCAGGTAAATTTGGATACCGTAACGTTGGTTTTACTAACAATGGTCTTCAAATTACTTATAATCCAACATATGATTCTGTAACCGTAGATCAGCTTCTTGATACAGCTAAGCTGTTCAAGTCAGCGATGGAGGTTATGATCGCAACAGAAATGTCCGAAGGTACACTAGAAAACGTTGTAACTGTTTTCGGACAGCAATCAGGTTCTTTGACATCAACAGGAACAGGAGCTACTAAGGTAGACACTCTTGGTCTTGTTGCTGGAGCTCTTGGCGAAGCGCCAACAGAGCGTCAGTTAATTGCAGTTGGACAGGCTCCAACAGCAAATAGCACATTATCGGAGCGTATTTATTATGCACGTCGAGTATTGTCTGTTCAACAGTCACAATTCTCACTTGCTCGTACGACTCCAACTACATTCCCAGTAACATTCCGTCTGCTTCCAGATGCTAATGAAACTGGTACAGAATACGGCAAGATTATTGACCGTGTACTAGTAGCATAATAATTAATTTTAATTATTAACAAATAAGCCCCCAGAAATGGGGGCTTATTTATTGTATCTGCATACTCCTTATGCTATAATAATTTAGAATCCTAAAGGAGGATAAATTGGCTACAAAAGTATATGATGTAGAAGAAATTGAATTACAGAATGGCGCTAAGGTAAAGTTAAAGCCATTATCAATCAAGCAACTACGTAAGTTTATGGAAGTTGTAAAAAAGACACAAGATTCTAATGATGAAAATGTCACATTAGGAATTCTAGTCGAAGCATGTGCAGTAGCACTGGAAACACAGTTGCCAGAACTTGCTGCTGATAGAGAAAAATTAGAAGACGCATTGGACGTTCCAACAATCAATCGCATCCTTGAAGTTTGCGGCGGAATTAAGATGGACGACCCAAACCTGATAGCGGCAGCGGTTCTAGCTGGTCAGAACTAGATCTAGCCGCATTATTAGGTGAAGTATTTCTTCTGGGGCATTGGAAGAATTACGAAGAGTTAGAAGAAAATTTATCAATGCCTGAGCTTCTTCAGACGCTAAAAACAATGCACGAGAAGGAGCATAACCAGCGAAAATTTGCAGCATCATTAAAAGGAATACAAATTGATGATGAAGCAGAAACAAAAGAAGGTCCTACTTTTGATGATATCCAAAGAAGGGCTCTTGGCATAACAGCTAGTGGAGACGACGTCGTTTCACTACAAGGAAGTTTTGCACAAGATGCAGGTTTTGGAATCGGAATGGGGTTAGGATACTCTAAGGAGTAATTAGTGGCAGACGAACAAATTGTAACGAGTATAGTCGCCAAAGCTGACTTGTCTAGCCTTGTGTCCGAAGTACACAGGGCTACGGCTAGTCTACAACAACTTCAAAGAGAACTAGTAACATCTAACAAATCAATTGCTTCCGCAACAAAAATTGCTAACAATATGTTCAGAGATACGCTTGTCGGAAGCGGAATGTATTCAAGCCACTTTGTAAATTTACAATCCGATGTAGATAAATTTGGTAAAAACCTCGATGCAGGTAGATTAAAATTAAGAGATTATTTTTCAACATTTAGAACACATGTAAAAACATCTAAAGGATTAATTAGAGAACTTGCTCAAGAGCAGGTAATGTTACAAAATGCAGTAATGCAGCCTCTGGGTAGAAACGCTCAAGGTTTAATGCAATACAATGTAATGATTCCAAGAGGACTAGATTCCGTAAGAAATGGAACCCAGTTGGCCAGAATGGAATTACAGATAATGAATCGTGCATTATCTGAAGGTGCCACATCTTTAATTAATTGGGGTAAAAATACTCAATGGGCTGGTCGTCAGTTAACAGTAGGTTTAACAGTACCATTAGCAATGTTTGGATCGCAAGCTGCTAGAGCTTTTAGAGAAGCAGATCAAGAACTAACAAGACTAGTTAAGGTTTATGGAGATATTGCTGGAACAGCTTCTGCAGACTTGAAAAAAATTAGACAAGATGTTGTTGATACATCTAAAGAATTGTCTAATGCAATGGGAGTTAATTTTAAAGAAACAATTGGATTAGCCGCTGATATTGCAGCAACTGGGCAGCAAGGCGAACAGCTACTATCTTCATTAAAAGAAACAACAAGGCTAGCAGTTCTTGGTGAAGTAGATAGAGCAGAAGCAATGAAGGCTACATTAGCAATTCAAACAGCTTTCAAATCAAACACTCAAGAATTAACTGAATCAATTAACTTTTTAAACGCTGTAGAAAACCAGACATCCACAACACTAAACGACCTTGTTGAAGCAATTCCAAAAGCTGGTACCGTTGTAAAACAATTAGGCGGTGACGTACAAGATTTAGCATTATATTTGACTGCCATGCGTGAAGGTGGAGTTAATGCCTCAGAGGCAGCTAACGCACTAAAGTCTGGTCTTGCCTCCATGATTAATCCGACAAAGCAAACAGTTGGAGTTATGTCAGAATTCGGCATAGACATAATGGGATTAGTTCAGCAAAACGTTGGCAATACAACTGGAATGATAGTAGGTTTACAAAAAGCTTTAGACGGATTAGATCCATTAAGTAAAGCAAGAGCACTTGAGCAAATGTTTGGTAAATTCCAATTTGCTAGAATGGCTGCACTGTTTAATAACTTGGGCAAAGAAGGTAGCCAAACATTACAGGTAATGAATTTAATGAATGCAAGCGCATCGCAACTTGCAGAAATAGCTGGTCGAGAATTAACATTAGTAACTGAATCTGCTTCTGGTAAATATAAAAGAGCTATTGAAGGATTAAGAGCTAGCCTTGCAGATGTTGGAGAAGACTTCTTAGGTGTCGCAACAAAGTTTATAAATGCATTTACTAAAGTATTAGATTTCTTTACTAATTTACCAGAACCAATTAAAAAAGCAGTCACATACCTAGGAGGATTTACGGCAGTTATTGGTCCAATAATTATGTTAACTGGTGTGCTAGCTAACTTCTTTGGTTATGTAACTAAGGGTATAGTTTCATTAAAAGCACTCTTCCAAGGATCAAAGGGATGGAAGATGCTTACTCCAGAAATAATTGCTGCAGAAAAAGCTTCTCAAATGGTGGAAAAAGCTTTTTATTCAGATGCAAAAGCTGCAGAAGTTTTACACGGAGCTTTAACTAAACTAGTTGGAGATTACATGAACCTACAGTCAGCAATGGCTAAAGGTACAATCCCAGTAAATCCAGCAGTTACCACGGTAGCTGGCTCAACAGTAATGGCTGGAGGAAGAAGAGTTGTTGATCCAAACGATCCATATTCTGGAGATTTAAATACAAGAGCAATGTCTCATATTAATCCAAGAGACCCAAATAATCCAGCTACATTTTTAGGCGGAGTTCCAGGAGCAATTCCTGTTAATCAAAAGATTGGAAGAACTCCACAGATATACATGCATGAAAGACTTCCAGGAATTCCAGGATTAACAGAAGTAAAGGGAGTTTCTACAGGAATAGTTTCAGGAGAAGCTGCAAGATATCATGCACTACTATCTACACTTGCTATGCAAACAGAAGCAGAAGTGGCAACATTAAAAAAGACTATAGCTTTAGGCGGTACAGTAAGCAGCGAACTACTAGATACTTTTGATGATATTCTGCCAATTACGACTAGATTAGCAGATAATGCTGCGACACAATCTGCAGCAATAGTATCACAATTACGTGCTGGCAAAATGACTGTTGATCAAGCTAAAGCAGAAATCATAGCTATAAATGCACAATTAGAATCTGCAATGAGATCTGAGCTAGGAGCATTTGCCGCAGCTCGTGGAAGAACAATTGATTTTACAAAAGCCCCATTGATGAATCAGCCAGTAGTTGATGCTAATGGACAATTCACATTAAGAGATCTATACAAAAAAGAAGGCAACAGGGCTGTCATGGAGGAGTTTGGTAGACTCCGTGGAGTAAGAACATTTGGTGCGCCATACAGCATACAGACAACAAGACTTCCTAAATTTAATGATGGTGGAATGGTAGAATCTTTTGGACCAAACAAGACAACTGTATCTGGATCAACTTCAATAAATTATGACGATAGGCTTGGAACAGTCCCATTGGGAGGTTATGTACTAAATCAAGGAGCTTCGTTAGATCCACAAAATAAGGATTTGATTGCTATGGCTCCATATACATTCGAGGGTGGCGGAGAAATAACAGCAGCTCTTACTCCAGGAGAAGTTGTCTTTGGCCCAAAGATAAATAGAATTCCAGGGTTATATGATGCACTAGAAGCTGCTAATAACGGATATAATTTTGGCGGGCAAGTAATGAAAAACAAAGGTAACTATGGAGAAAAGTATAGAGAAACTCCTGCTTACTATAGAAAACAATTAGGCCAGTTAGTTAAATTTATAAAAAATCCTTTCTATGAAGATTCTGTAAGAATGAGAATGGTTATGTTGGATGCTGCAGAATTAATGGAATATGCTGGAATGCCAAAAGACCAGGCTGTAAAAGTCGCATTTGATAATTTTAATGCTGCTAAAACAAAATCTGGAGGTAATCTAGATTCATTTATTAAACATAGAATTAATCAGGTAAAGGACTTAGAAAAGAAATATCCTAAATTAAGTCATCCAAATAGAGCTGCAACAAGAACTCCAAGCAGTTCAGCTTTAAATAAACATATATTTATGTTGCAGAAATTTATGGCTGATGATCCAAGATTTGCAAATGTCTCAAATGAATTGAAACAAATGAAATTATTTGATCCAAAAGTTTTAAATACAGGCGGAGTTCCATATTTAGAGATGAGAGATGATCAAGGAACAAAGGTCGGTGTAGCAAGAGGCCACTTATTGAGACATGATCAAGTAGGGCATGCCACACGTGGACACATGGGAGTCGCTGCGGTAATTGATTCAGAACTAAACTCTTTGATGAATAGACTAGATCAAATTAAACTAAGAGGAGATGTTTTACACTTAACAAAGGCAGATGCTGAGCAATCATTATCAGATATGATTAAGAAAGCTGGAATGTCTAGAATGACAACGTTAGATGACATTGCTGTGGCATTGTCTGATCCAGGAAATAGATTCCCAAGTAAAAAAGAACTTGCCGACATAAAAGCTGGAAAGGCATTGCCATCTAGGGCGACACCACAACAGAAGCAGTCTTTGAAGATGTTGTTGCAAGCAATAACTGAAAGAAAACGTTGGGTTATGGTTCCAAGAGGAAGACCTCCTATTATGACCCCAGTTCTTGCATCATTTAATTCTGGAGGTAGTATTCCTGGAGGATCAATATCAGGTGGAAGACGTAACTATGGAAACATTGTTCCTCTTTTAACTCCAGAAAAAATACTTAGAGTATTAAACACATCAAAACAACTTAGCTCAAAGAAATCTTTAGGAGAATTCTCTAACCTTCCTGTAACTCCATATAGTCATCAAATTGCACCAAGTTCTGGAAAGAGCTATCCTATTCCTGGAGTTTCTGGAGTTTATAGAAACGAAAATGGAGAATTAGTTTTCTTAAAAGGTGTTCCAAATGCAATAACTGCTAAATCTGAAATGTATGGAACAAGAATGTCAAGAGAAGTTTTTGGATTAGACTCTCCAGTTCAAACTGTAAGAGCTGTAAAAAATCCTTATGACCCAAGCGGAAAGAGTAAGTTGCTGGGATTGGAGTCACCATTTGATCCAAAATTTGCAGCAGGTGGAACTAAGTTTACAGAAGATCAAATGATTAGACAAACAATAGCATCCCTCTTGCTTGGAAATAAAGATTTGTCAAAGTCTAATGTTTTTGGAAATGTATTAGCTGACGTTGGTCCTGCAGGGGTTTTCCCAAGAGCCTCCATGAATACAGAATACGCAGCATCAATGAATTCAATGGAAAAGCAGGCAATGATAAACCTACTTGCTGTTCGTGGTGGCGCTAGAAAAGATTTTGCATATAATACAGCTCCAGTTGCAGCAGGAATGTCTCCAAGACAATATGGGGCCAAGATGAAGGCTGCAATGAAAGCAATGCATCCGAAACTTAGAGCATTTATAAATTCTTTACCAGAGTCAGACAGAGCTCCATATATTTCAATGCTTTCAAGACTTGAAGATGGAATGAATGTTAATTGGAGTAAGTATCAACCAATTCATGCAAACCCAGCATTTAATCGTGGAGGATTAATTGGAGGAGGCAGAATTGTTTCTGGAAGAAGCAATTACGGTAGACCAGGAAATCCTGCAGCAAGAGCAAAATGGGAAGCCGAGCAACGTCAAAAACGAATTAGAGAAATGGAAGCCGAAAGATCTCGTGCTGCATCTCATCAAATTTATGGTCAACAAGCATTAACTACAGGACTTGGTAGAGAAGCAGTTAGACAAGGAACTACAAGCTTTTACAATCCAGGAGCATATCTTAGAAGCTCATTAATAGACCCATTCACGAGTAGACTCGCTCAGCAAGCACAATACATGCAGGCTGTAATTAAAAATGCTGGCGTAGCCCTTAAACAAGGAATGAATGCCTTAGCAATTCAAAGTCTTGCTTCTGCTAAATATGCAGTGGCGTCATTTAAATCTGCAGGAGTGTCACTTGCTAACGGAATGAAATCTTATGTAACAGATTCAGCAGCTATTATAAAAAGAGGAATTGATAAAACTACACAAATACTAAGAAGGGGAGCTACTCATGATTTTGCAAAGATGGGTTATTATAATGCTACCCCATCAATGCTTCCACCTCATTTACAACATTTAGCTGGAGCTAAAAATGCTTTACAGAGATATATAGGCCCAGTAGGTTTAACTGCTTGGACACCACAGGTTGGCGCTGAAGGTGCTATGCGTATGCATGACGGAAAGGAAGTTCTTTCTAGAAAAGCTGGACCTTTAGGATTTAGAAGAGAGCAGATTGCATTAAGAGATTCTGCGACTGGACAAGTAACGCAGATGTCCGCTTCTGCAGCAAGAGCTGCTGGATTAAGTGCGCCAACTGCAATGCAAAGATTCCAGGGAGCAATGTCTCGTGGTGGATCAAGCATGGGAATGAATATGGGCGCAAGCATGGCTGGAATGGCAGCAGGCTCTGCATTAATGGCAAAAGGACAAACTGGATTAGGTATGGCAGTCATGATGGGCGGATCTATGTTGCCAATGATGTTGCCTGGAATTGGTAAAGGAATTGCTGGAGTAGGAAAAGGCCTTACTGCGATGAAGGGGGCATTCTCATCAGCTGGAGCTTCTGCAAGCACGTTTGCAAAAGTTATGAATGTACTCCGTGTAGTTTTATCTAAAGCTCTATTTGTTGGTCCGCTGGCTGGAATAGCAGCATTGACTGTAGGCATAGGCGTACTTATAAAGAAAACACGTGAATGGAATAGAGACGCACAGTTAAGATTTGGAATGAATGCCAAGGCGGCGGAGCAAGCAGGAATTCAATAT